CCGAAGGCCGAACGACGGGGGGAGCCTTTTTTCCATTTCCACAAAATTCGGATTCCCAGAAATGGCCAGGCCACGCAAGCCGACGAACGTGCTTGAGCTGACCGGTGCGTTCAAGAAAAACCCAGACCGCGCCCGCGAGGACGCGCAGACCGTCGGTGCACTTTCAGCACCGCCGCCTCACCTGAACGGGGGCGCCCTTCACGCATGGAATGAGATTGCGGGGTGCGCCCCGCTCGATGTGCTGACCGACTCCGACCGCCTTGCGCTGGAGATCGCTGCCCAGCTGCTCAACCAGTTCCGCACCGACCCGGTTGAGTTCCCGGCGACCAAGCTGGTCCGCCTGGAAGCACTGCTCGGGAAATTCGGCATGACCCCGGCCGACCGCGCCAAGGTGGCAGGCGGCAGCAAGAAGCCCAAGGGCAACGAGTTCGAAGAATTCTGATGACGACCAAGAAGACCTATCCGTTCGTGCGCGCGGCGGAGAAGTACGCGCGCGACGTGGTGGAGGGGAAGATCGTCGCCTGCAGGAATGTGAGGCTGGCCTGCCAGAGGCACCTCGACGACCGGAAGCGGAAATCCTCTCCGTCGTTCCCCTACCTCTTCGACCCGGCCAAGGCTGAGCGCGTGGCCCGCTTCCTCCAGAAGCTGCCGCACACGAAGGGCAAGTGGGCTGGCCGAAAGATGAAGGTCAAGCTGGAGCCCTGGCAGCTGTTCTCGGTGTGCATCCCCTTCGGGTGGGTGCACAGGAAGACCAAGTTCCGGCGCTTCCGCGTCATCGTCATCTTCGTCCCGCGCAAGAACGGCAAGAGCATCATCGCCGGCGGCCTGGGCCTGTACATGTTCTGCGCCGACGACGAATTCGGCGCCGAGGTTTACTCGGGCGCTACCACGGAGAAGCAAGCCTGGGAGGTCTTCCGGCCCGCCAAGCTGATGGTTGAGCGTACGCACCCGCTGCGTGAGCACTTCGACATCGACGTTAACGCCTCGAACATGGTCCGCCTCGAGGACGGTTCCCGCTTCGAGCCGGTGATTGGCAAGCCTGGCGACGGTGCCAGCCCGTCCTGCGCCCTGATCGACGAGTACCACGAGCACCACGACAGCTCGCTCTTCGACACCATGGAGACCGGCATGGGCGCCCGCGATCAGCCGGTGCTGCTGGTCATCACTACGGCCGGCTCCAACATCGGCGGCCCGTGCCATGAGCTGGTGCGCGACGCCGAGAAGATGCTGGAAAAGGTCCCCGGCGCCGACCAGCCCGATCTGTGGGCGATGCTCTATTCGATAGACAAGGGCGACGACTGGACCGACCCGGCCAACATGATCAAGGCGAACCCGAACTACGGGGTTTCCGTTGGAGCCGACTACCTGCAGGCCCGCCTGCGCGCCGCCATGCAGTCGCCCCGGAAGCAATCAGTGTTCCGCACCAAGCACCTGAACGAGTGGGTCGGGGCTAAGTCGGCCTGGCTCAACATGCTGCGCTGGGGCGAGGCCAAGCCGCGCAAGTCGCTTGCGGAGCTGGAGAACAGGCCCTGCTTCATCGGACTCGACCTGGCGTCGAAGATCGACGTGGTGGCCGCGGTGCTCCTGTTCCCGCCCGTGGCCGATGACCCCGTTTGGCACGTGCATGGTCGCTACTACCTGCCGGAAGCGCGCGTCATCGAAGCCGATGATGTCAACGCCCAGCGCTACGACGAATGGGACAAGCTGGGCTTGCTGACCCTGACCGACGGTGAGGTCATCGACTTCGAAGTCATCAAGGACGACCTCCGCGAGTTCCAAGGGCGCTTCGACGTACAGCAGATCGGCTACGACCCCTGGCAGGCCACGCAGCTCGCCCAGGAGATGGAGCGCGAGAGCATGACCATGGTCGAGGTCGGTGCCACGGTCCGCAACTTCAGCGAGCCGATGAAGGAGCTGGAGAAGCTGGTGACTCAGCGCCTCATGGCCCACGGCGGCTGTCCGGTGCTGTCCTGGATGGCTTCCAACGTTGTCGCGCAGATCGACGCCAAGGAGAACATCTACCCCCGCAAGGAGCGACCAGAGAACAAGATCGACGGCATCGTCGCCTTGATCATGGCGCTTGGCCGGGCCCTGAGCACGATGGACGAAACGCCCATCGATGACTTCCTCAACCGACCGATGAGCATGTGATGGCCGATACCGACTACAGCATTGACCTGCGCACCCGCAGCCCCATCTGGGCGCGGATGGCGGCCTTCTTCACGGGCGGCCGCCTGGTGACGCCGGAGAAGGGATCGCAGACCGGCCCCATCTCCGCGAGCGGCGCCGTTGGCGAGTCCATGGTCACCGACGAGCGGATCATGCAGATCTCGACGGTGTGGGCCTGCGTGCGGCTGATCAGCACTGTCACTGCCAGCCTGCCGCTTGATGTCTACGAAACCGTGGGTGGCGACAGGAGGAAGGTCGGCTTGGATAACCCGCTCGCGCGCCTTCTGCAGTACTCGCCGAACATCTACATGACGGCCCTCGAGTTCCGCGAGGCCATGACCATGCAGCTCACGCTTTATGGCAACGCCTATGCATTGATCGAGCGCAACAGCGTCGGCGACGTCGTATCGCTGATACCTATGCTGTCCGCGAACATGGACGTCCGGCTGGAGAACAAGCGGGTCGTCTACAAGTACCGGCGCGACACCGAGTACGCCGAGTTCAGCCAGCGCGAGATCCTGCACCTCAAGGGGTTCGGCTTCAACGGGCTGGTGGGGCTGTCGCCGATCGCTTTCGGCGCCAAGACATCGGGCGTCGCGATCGCGATGGAGGATCAGCAGCGCGACTTCTACGCCAACGGCGCCAAGTCTCCACAGATCCTCATGACCAATGGCACCACGCTGGGGCGTGAGCAGCGCGAACAGCTGGACGAGAACTTCAAGGAGATCGCCGGAGGCCCGGTGCGAAAGCGCCTGTGGGTGCTTGAGGCCGGCTTCACGACCCAGGCAATCGGCGTCAGCCCGCAGGACGCAGAGACCATGGCGGCGCGGAAGTTTCAGGTCAGCGAGTTGGCGCGCTTCTACGGCGTGCCGCCGCATCTGGTCGGCGATGTGGATAAGTCCACCAGCTGGGGTAGCGGCCTGGAGCAACAGAACATCGGCTTCCTGCAGTACACCCTAGCGCCCTACACGGGGCGCTGGGAGGCATCCATCTGGCGCTGGCTGGTGCCGACGAAGGACGTCGGCCGCTTCCACGCTGAACACAACCTGGACGGCCTGCTTCGTGGCGACTCTGCCGCCCGCGCTGCCTACATGGGGGTGATGGTGGACAAAGGCCTGCGGACCATCAACGAACTACGCCGCTTGGACAACCTGCCACCGCTACCTGGTGGCGATGTCGCGACGCGGCAGTCGCAGAACGTACCGATCACACAACTCGGCAACCCAAGCCCCGCACCCAGCGGGGCTTAGTTTTTCTGGAGGCTGTAATGCCCAACATCCACAAGACGCTGGCCTTCGAGCGCGCCGAGTTGAAGTTCGTCGGCGCGTCCACCGAGGGCGTGTTCGAGGGTTACGCCTCGGTCTTCGGCGTGACCGATTCCGACGGCGACATCATCCTGCCCGGGGCCTTCAAGAACGCCCTGGCCAGCCAGACTCGAAAGGTCTCGATGTTTTTCAACCATCGCTCCTGGGAAATCCCGGTGGGCAAGTGGGACAGCATCGAGGAGGACGACAAGGGATTGTTCGTGCGTGGCTCGCTCACCCCTGGCCACTCCACGGCGGCGGACATCAAGGCGGCTATGGCGCACGGCACTGTCGACGGCATGTCCGTCGGCTTCGCTGCCGGCCGTGACGACTTCGAGCTGATCAGCACCGGGCGCGCGTTCAAGAACGTGCAGCGCCTGAGCGAGATCAGCATCTGCACCCAGCCCGCCAACGAGGCAGCGACCGTCGCGTCGCTCAAGAGTCTCGGCGGCCAAATCACCATCCGCGACGTGGAGCACTGGCTGAGGGACTCGGCTGGCTTCTCCAAGTCCGAGGCGCAGGCGTTGATTGCCTGCATCAAGTCCGCAGTTCGGAGCGATTCCGAAGGCGGCGACGACATCGCCGCGCTCGTCGCGCGCATCCAAAACTTTGAATTGAGGACTTGACCATGAGCGAACTTGCTCAAATCCAGAAGGCCATCGAAGAATCCCAGATCCGAATCCAGGGCCTGTTCGATGCGCAGAAGAAAGAGATCGAATCCAATGGCGCGGTCAGCAAGCAGCTGCAGGACGACCTGACCAAGGTCAGCGATGAGCTGAAAACCGCTGGTACCCGCCTGTTCGACCTGGAGCAGAAGCTGACCAAGGGTGCCGACGATCCGGCCGTCACCAAGTCGTTCGCCGAACGCACCGCTGAAGACCTGATGAAGGGCTGGGACGGCAAGTCCAGCAAGGTCGACGTCAAGACCTTCCAGAAGGCTATCGGCAGCGGCAGCACTTCTGCTGGCGCCCTGGTGCAGCCGATGGCCATCCCCGGCATCCTGATGCCCGGCCTGCGCCGCCTGACCATCCGCGACCTGCTCGCCCAGGGTCGAATCTCCAGCAACTCGCTGGAGTACGTGCGCGAGAACGTGTTCACCAACAGCGCGGCGCCGGTGGCTGAGGGCGCTCTGAAGCCCGAGTCGAACCTGACCTTCACCAAGGAAACCGCGAACGTGAAGACGATCGCGCACTGGGTGCAGGCCAGCCGCCAGATCATGGACGACGCCCCGGCGCTGGAGTCCTACCTCAACAACCGCCTGCTGTACGGCCTGGCCCTGGCCGAGGAAGCCCAGCTGCTCACCGGCAACGGCACCGGTGACAACCTGCTGGGCCTGAAGCCGGTGGCGGCTGACTACGACACCGCCCTGAACGCCACTGGTGACACCAAGGCTGACCAGATCGCCCACGCGATCTTCCAGGTGTCCGAGTCCGAGTTCGAGGCCAGCGGCATCATCCTCAACCCCCGTGACTGGCACGCCATCGCGCTGCTCAAGGACGACCAGGGCCGCTACATCTTCGGCGGCCCGGCTGCCTTCGCGGCCCGCGTCATGTGGGGCCTGCCGGTCGTGGCCACCAAGGCGCAGCCGCAGGGCCAGTTCACCGTCGGCGCCTTCGATCTGGCTTCCCAGATCTGGGACCGCATGGACGCCACCATCGAGATCAGCCGCGAGGACCGCGACAACTTCGTGAAGAACATGCTGACCGTTCTCTGCGAGGAGCGCCTGGCGCTGGCTCACTACCG